CTGGTTCATTGCCAGAGCGTTCAAAAATTAGCTTTCTCAATTGCTTGTTAGTATAAAATTTATTGTATTTTCTTAATACTGCCTCAATGAATTTAGCGCATCGCTTTTCATTTTCTGTGATTTGGTAGGTTAACTCCTCAAAATTTGCTATCATAATAGTTCTAAATTTTCGTTTGGTTCTGGAATATATACATTTAAAAATTCTGTTGCCCATTGCTGCACTTCTGCAATAAAATCCATAAACTGACTGGTCGATAGTTCACTGGTTGATTTGATTCTTTCTATAAATTCGCCATTTACATTGGCTTCGTTTGTTTTTAAAAACCTAAATTTTAATAAATCATGCACCTGCTCATTGTTTCTGTAATTTTCAAAGCCTGCGTCAATTAATCCCGCTTTAACTATTGGCAAAACAACGCCATGATAATAAGCATTCTGGTTGTTTGAACGTTTTTTTGTATTCCTATCCAGAACAATTGAAACTTCTTTGCCGTTTAGCGATTCAATGTGAGCGTCAAACATGCTTTTATTTAAAATCCTCAGACGGCCGTCCTCAATTTTACCAATATATTTTGCTTTCATGATATAAAATGCAGGATTACTGATACAACCATAGGAATAAAAACAAAAAAACAAAACAATAACGAACACAATATCAATAATTCTATTAAAAAATCTGTAAATTTTCTCATAATAAATCCTTTAATTCAATTTTTAAAGCCTGCGCAACCTTAACCAATGTGTCCAGAGTCATATTTTTACCTTGTTCAACTCTTTGATAAGTGCTGCGATTTAATTTGTTGTCGAAAGCAAATTGCTCGGCTGAATTATAGCCGAGTTCAATGCGTCTGTTTCTAATTTTGATGTGAACTTCCATACACTAAAGAATAAATTTTTAATTCCCTTTCTAAATTATCTATTAATTTGTGCAATATTAATTCAGTTTGCTTATGAACTGCAATCAATTCGTCTTGTTTTGCGATTAATTCTTTTTGCGCTTTGATTAATTCGTCTCTTTTATCTAATTCCATAGCTTTTTAGTTTATTTTACCAATTTTATTAATTACTTGTTGGTGATATTGTGCCAGATATTCTCTGCACTGGATGACTTTAGCATAAACCTGCTCAATGATTTCATCTGAATGCTCAATCGAATAAGCGAGCCAACGTTGCTCAACTGGCAAGTGGTCATATTTAACCTCTCTGCCATAGTTAACATCCGCAGGCGTGTTCATAAGCGCATAGAATAGAATAAATTGCTTGCGCCCAGTAACGGCCAAATAACCACGACCTTGCCATTCATAATCCTCATTGATTCCAGATACATTGTCAAGAAATGTTTTTCGGTTAAATGGACATTTTATGTCAACGCAAATGTCTTCTGTCGGCAACACGTCTGGCTCTCCGATAATATAATCATTGTTAAATATGTCAATGTTCTTTTCAGCAAATGGGAAACCAAGTTGCTCCGCCATAAACTGGATGGCATCGGCCTCAACGGCCTTGCCTTTCTCAGTGTATTTAGAATGTAATTCCTCATGGTCATCGGCATACCATTCATGCAAATAGGTTTTGCATGTGGCGCTCAACTCGCCGTCTTTTTTAGCTTTGCCCATGATTTTTGAAATCTGTGAGCATCTTATTTTAAATTGTCTCATATAGCTTCGTCCATTAACATTACTCTCTGCTCTTCTGTGATGTCGCATTTAGCTTCAACGTCTGCAATTGTGATTTCGTTATTAGACAATTTTTCAACTATCTGTTTCCATCCTAATGAGCCGTAAACTAATGCAACCTTTTTCTTTTTATTTTCTGTTTTAATCATTGGCTCATATACATCCTCAAATTTTCTATTTAAGTCAGAGCCAAACTTTTTTCCAATTTTTTTAGCTGCATTTTTAATTGCTTCTGCATACGCTTTTGGTAATGACAATTGCAACGCATTCCCTTTTTTGTATAAATGAAAGTCTGCGACTGGTGTATCTTTGTCTTGCTGAATAACCGCAGAGCCTAATCCGTCATATTGCATCCATTGGTTAATTACTGGATGAAATACTTTAATTCTGGCATGGCATGAAATTTCATTGAAAATTTGGTTATATGAAATTACTTCGTATTGAATTAATCCAAAATAAATTTTATCCAATTCTTTTTCAATATGTGAAATTGGTAAATATTCATAGCCTTGATGTTTTTGAACTTGCTCTGGCTTAGGCTTAGAATTTAATAGCTTTGTGAAATTCTGCATTTTAATTCTAAACTCTTCGATTTGCCCATCATTATTGGACATCTCATTTGTTGTTGGTTGATTAATTAGTTCTGTCATTTTTAGTTTGTTTTAAGTGATTTGTAAATTTAAACATTTAAAGTATTTAATCAAATTTTTTAACGGATATTTTTAAACAATTCATAATTGTCTCGCAACTCCAGATTGATGACTTTCTTTTCTGTGATTCCCAATTGCGCTCGAATATGTTTGCCCCAACGTTCTAAACTGATATTTGCATCCTCTGGCTTTGTGCCAGTTGTCGATTGAACGAAAACAACTTCTGTCTTTGGACATCCGTCCTCTTCTTGTCTGTGTGGATAGGTATGGATTAACTTCATGATTTTATTATTTGATTGATTAAACTTTGATTAACTAATGAGCCACATTTAACGATTAAATTTAGTTTTTCTGAGTCGCTTTTGTAGTCTCTGGGTAATTTAATAATTCCATGACATGCAAGCAATGTCATTGCTTGGTCTTCTGAGTCTGGGTAATAAAGCGGAGCGTAGCAATTCGGCAATGTGAATGTCTCCCAGTTCAACTTTATTTCAAACTCATCTTTAATAAAATGCGCCATAAATGGCTCTTCGATTCGTTCTATTAATACAAAACCTTGTTTGCTTAATACTTGCGCAAATGCGTCAATGTTAGTTGCTATCATTTTATGCGTGTAATTTTAAAGTTTTTACCATTGTCATAATAGACCTCAAATTCAAAGTCTCTATTCCTTGTTTTTCTGTAATAAGATACCAGAGAGCGTTGGTTTTTTATTTCGTTTTCCTTTACCGAATAGTTTTCGCCCAGTTTCATTTTGCCAATAATTGTCTGGTTGTAAGTTCTCGAAATGTCTCCTGCTTTTTTTCTTGCATACTCTCTGACATATTTCATGGCCTCTCGCAACTCAATAAAATTACTTTCCACGCAAAGTTCTTTGCCCTCAAAAGCATAGACCATAACTTCGTTGCCGAATTGCTTAATCATGTAATCGACTCCATTTTCTTTGGCTTCGATTTTTCCTTTTAACCTAAAATTTACCACTTTTTTCCTTAATTAAATTATAAAAAAATTCGTATTTGTTTTCGTCAATGAATTGGTCTAATGGAATGAATGTCGCATTCTCTCCCTCGCCATCTGTCATAATAATATATTTGCCAGTTCGTCTGTTGGTGTTTATTTCCTCGAGCATGTAATGTTCTGCCAAATATTTATCCAATTCATTTTCTGTGATTACCAGATAGCTTTTGTCCTCGTCTTCGTCTTTGGTATAATAGCCACCAATAATGTATGACGAATCACTCTCAACAACGTCAATGATTTCGCATTCTGAATTCACTGGCAAACTTGCCAATGTTTTCGCTTGTTTGATTTCGCTCATCGTCCTAAATAATAAAATAAAAATGCCATAAAAGAACCGAAAAAAATAATCAATGCTGCGAAACCCAACAAGGCCTCGTCAATTTCTGCAATTGATAAATGTTTGTTTTTTGTTTTTAACTTGTTCATGTTTTTTTGTTTTAAATTTTGCAGTTATGGATGCTGCGCCCCTTTTGGTTTTTATAATCCTAATGATTTTTCAATTCCATTAATTACTATTGCTCTTGCTTCAGTTTCTTTATATCCAATGCTCATTAATTTATTCATTGCATCTGTATAAATTTTTGTAAATTCTAATTCTGTTAATCCTGTAAATTTTAATATATTTTCCATTTTTTAGCACCGATTTGTTTGATTCGATATTCAAATATCGTTTTAACTATTTAAAAAACAAAACTTTTTTTATTTTTTTTTAATCTTTTTTTCATAATCTGCAATTTTAACTATTTAAAGCCACTTTTTAGGGCAAAAAAAAAGCCACACATTTCTGCGTGGCCTCTCCAAACTATGAACCTAAACTAAAAAACCCGAATTTTTGAAATTATATATAACACAATGGCCACTAATATAATTAAACCGAATAACCAGAGAGACCATGTCCCGCTCTCCTTAACTACTTGCTTTGACTTCTGCTCGACTTTCTTTTGCTCAACTGCTACTTGTTTAGTCTTAACCTCTTCGTGTCTCACAACGGCTAATTTGCGCTTGTGAATAATCTGTCTGGTTAACTTCTTTGGCGCAGACTGAATTTGCCCCATCGTATCGATGTGAACTTCAAAGTCAATAGTCTCCAATATAACAACAACAGACGAATCGTTGACAACCTCTGAGACCTTTGTTTCTGTCTCAATCTTAATCTCGCTCTTTGTCTCGGTCTCAACGCTTGTCGCTTGTTTCTTGACTCCACAACTGCTCAAAATTATTGCCAATATTAGTATGCTTAATCTCATTATATTTCTTTTTTCTTTTTTTTATTATTTCCTCTAATTGGCTAATCTCTTTTTCTATGCTTTCTAAAATTTTATTCTTGCTCATCTTCAAAATTCAACCACTTCAACCTCTGGTCTATTAATTTAATTAACTCTGTTTGCCATTCCACTTTTTTATTCGGGAAATATAGCAATGTGTTCTCTTCAACCTCCCACAAAAACTCTTTTAAGAAATATAATTCCTTATAGATGTCCTCATCTGCCATGTCTTCGATTTCCTCGTCAATTGGATTCTCTGGTTTGCCGCTCATTCTGCAAATATCGGAATTTTAACTGAAATTCCTCTCTTTTCGTCTAATAATGTAAATGCTTGCGCAGGCTTTTCTGGCTTAAATCCCGCCTTGTGTCCATAAGGAGACAAGCCAATTAATGACCCATTGACGCAGCAACTGGTTGTGGGATAGAATAATTGATGGAAATGGCCTAAACATGTGAAATCTGCTTTTCTTTGCTCATCTTTTCTTAACAAATATTTAATCAAAGGAATCGTCAACCCGCCAATGCCGCCCCCATATTTGACCGCCTCGCCATGAAAGAATCTAATCGTTTTGCCCAGAACTTTAACGTAGCAATCGTCCGACTCTGGCATGTGAAATGTCATTCGTTTCTCGTTTCTGAATAAGTCTTTTAAATCCGAATACATCATAAACTCGTAATTGGTTGCCGAACTCGTTGAAATGTGCATCTTCTTTGTATTCCTGCCATGATTACCAACCGAACATGGTATGATAAAATTGACTTTGGTATTTTTTAATAAAAACTCAAATCCATTCATGATTAATTGCTTTGCCATTCGGATTGCTTGCAATGGCGATAGGTTATTTGACTCAACCAATTCGTCATGAATGTATCCAGATATAAAGTCGCCACCCAACCAAACAACAACGTCCTTAATATGAACGTCTTTGCTCTCTTTGTCTATTAACTTGACAATGTTCTGGAATATAGCAATTGAACGCTTTTCTGCAATCTTCAAATTGTATTCATTGAATCCATTTACTTGCCCACGTCTCACATTCTCTTCAATATGCCAGTCCGACAATGAAATGATTGGCGTCCCCATATTTTTTGAGCCACTCGATTTCTCAAATTTGATTTCCAGAGTGTCGCTCTTTTCTTTAATAGCTAATAAATCGTCATAGGCCTGCTCTGTTGCCTCTAATTTACTCAGCAAATATTCGTTTTTCTTTTTAACATCATTTAGTTGAGCCGCCAATGCTTTGTTTTTTCGGTCTTCTTGAATGACAACGCCAATGTCTTTTGCTTTTTCAATTGGTTGCTCAATCTTTGGCAATGGATTGTCTCTAAAAAATGCTTTTATGCCTGCTCTGATTCCCTCGACTCCAGTTGTGCCAAGTTCTTTTGGGTAACTTTCCTTTAATAGTTGAGCAAAATGTGTTTGATTTCGGCCAAGTTTCTCGAATGAATCGAGGTTAGCAACAATAAATTTTTCGTATTTCATGTCTTTAGGTTCTAATTTTGTGCAAATTAGCAATTATTTTAACAACAACAAATTAGCCAAGCAACGAATAGAACTCATTGAAATGCTGAATCCTATCTTCGAGACCAATTGTGCCGCCATTTACACGCTTAGTGATTGATTTTACAACCGCATCGGTTGCGCCTTTGTCTGCAATTTCATTCAATCCATTTTTATTCCAGAACCATGCGGCCGATGCCAATGGATATTTGGTTGCGACCAATTCTGGATTGGCCATTATATCTTCGGAAACGCTTTTGTCAAACTCTAAATAGTTAGCCTTGCCAGTTAGTTGAATAAATCCTCTCCCTAAATATTTAAACCCATCTTTTGACGCTTCATTTCCATTGCCCATTCTATTGGCGTAAACCTTTGACGCAATTCGCTCTGGTTGCCTTGCATAATCTTTGGCAGACTCTAAAGTTAGAAAGTATTTTTTGAATGTTTTGTTTAATCCCTCAGCCGAATAGTTTAAATTTTCTTTGACTGCTCTGAAATTGGCCGACTCATGGCCACACTGAGCCAAAAAATGCGAAAGCCTTAACAATGTATTTACTTTGTAATTACTTTGAATGAATGGAATCTGAGCAATGACCGAGTCTGGGACATGCCCTTTCAGTTTTGCTAAATTCATTATTTACCCTCTTTGAAAAATTGCTTGAATAGACTTTTGCCAGTCATGTCCTTTAGGTTTTCGTCCAGAGACTTTAACTCGATAAACGCAATTAAACCCGAAACAATCTTCATGACCTCAATAGTTGGCAAAAAATGTCTTTGGAAAATATGTCCTGCTAAGATTGCAAACATGTATCCCATTCCTTTGGTAATGGTTGGCCTCATTTTACGGCTTGTAATCGCTTCGCCTCTTTTATGAGCGGCAACCATGCCAGTGATAAAATCAATTAGCACCAGAAAGCTAATACCCATCATGACCGAGAAAGTCGGAGCAAAATAGGTAACTAAATAAATAATAATAACATCTAAACTTTTAACAATCCAATTTCTCATAATAAACACTCATCTGCTGCATTGATTATTCTGGCCATGTCCTCAAATACTAAAGTTGCATTTGCGGGATTTAAGTTCGAATAATCGCTTTGTCCATAAACTTTCAAACTCCAAAACCCAGTTGGCAAATCCACATTCACAATGAATGAATAAAAATCGCATTCGACCGCAGTGAATACGTCAATAAATTCATCGCATCCATTATTCCTTGTAAATTGGAATAAATAAAAGCTAAATGATTCCTCTAAAAATAGAGTTACTTTAGTGTCGATATTTGCGTCAATGACTACCACTCTGTCATTAAAAAATCATTGTCCTCAGTTACAATAAAATCGCATTTCTGAGTAACTATATAATCACTATAATTGACCTTAACTTCAACGTCATTGTCATAAAGGAACGTTGCCAATGCAGGGTCTAAATTTGTTGGACTCGCTTGTCCAAAAATATTAATATCCCAAATACCCAACTCAATGTCTTCAATTAAAACAAAACAAAAGTCATCGCATGGGATTGTTTCGTATATGCTTTTTTCAATAATACCATCTTTAATAAACACAAATAAATAGTAATCATGCACGCTCGGCAATGAAATACTTATTTCGCTCGTTGTATTTTGATATATTGTTAGCATATTCCCCAGTTTTCTAAATTTTTAGTCTCATCGCAGTTATTGCACGATGTTTGGTCGTATAATGGATTCAAATTTTCGTTTAGCTTTAGCCATTCAAACATTTCTCTCGCATAGTTTTTGCCAATCTGTCTCCAATAATTTGCTTGCTTTTCGTTGGTGTCAAAGTCAACAAACTCAGATTCGTCTGTTACTTTTCTGACAACGCTTTCCTTTGTAACTTGCACTGGATGGAAAAACAAAAAGTCTCCAAACGCATAGCAAACATGCACCTTTTTTAAATAGCACAATAATTCCTCATTTGCAACGCTAATGTCTTCGTCTGTTATTTGTTGACATAACTCGTCAAATAAATCTTGACAAAGCAATTGATTAATATATGTTATTTGTGCGTTCTTAATGGCAATTTCAATGTCTTCGCTCTCAACGTTTCTTGAAAGCGGCACAATGCCATAAAAATCTGTTTGTGTTATGAATTGACAACCGCAACAAGCCATTATTTTACTGGATTAATAGGTGTAACAACTGGCGTAGACGTTGGTTTCGCACCAATCAATCCCGCTAAACTTCTTATCTCTGCCTCAGACATTGACTCCAATACTTTATTTGCAACCAATGGCGATAATGCGTTAATATTATCAATGATATTGTTTGCCGCAGTATTCAATTTGACTTCTTTAGCGCCGTAACCAAATGCCTCTCTAATTTCCTCTTCTGTGAATGCGCTTGCAAATGATTCCGCAACAAATGCCAATGGAATTGAGTTGCTCACACTAATAGTTGTGCCATCATAGCCATCCATTAATTTAGCCAGTGCATTCATTTCGTACATTAACAAATTTTGGTCATGTTTTATGACTGCATTCTGGTAATATATTGACGAATCTGCTATTTCTTTTGCAGTTCCTAATTTGCCAGAAACTTGAATGCCTGCCAATATAGATGGAACTTGAAATGCAGTTGCAATGTGGTCTCTAATTAAATTAGAAAGTGTGATGTACATTTCGTGAGACGTACTCTGACTAAATGGAATGATTTGGATTGACCCCTCTTTTGATGAGCCATCTAAAATCGCAAATTTACCGCCATTGTCTGCGCCAGTTAATCTGTCTGCAATGTATTCTCTCAACGATTCTTTCATGTCCTTACCATTCTCGTCCTCGCCAGTCAATTTGTATGGCACATAAACTATGAATGCAGGCGCAAACGAATTGTCAACGTTGTTTGCATGGAAATTTTGAATCTGGCCATCGGCATAAATCCATTTCAAAGCAGACGCATATTTTGGCTGCGAATAATACACTTGGCCAGGCTTATATCTGCGAATATACTTCAACGTTCCATTCCATTTGCTGAAATCTTCATATAAAGAATTCTCACTGAAATTTGAAATTTTAGCCTTTGTTTCGATGTCATTATATAAGTCAATCGGAACGGCTTTGTATCTTCTGTCTTTTGTTTCTTGTTGCCAGTTACTTGACAACTTTGCGAATGTTATTTCAAAATCTTTGTTTGGAATACCTAAACGAATGGTCGAAAAATCCTGCGACTTAACACTTTTTAAATAACCATTCAAATCCCATTTCATGATAAGACCTAAAGATTCAAAATAAGCCATGTCATAACAGATTCTCTGGTAAACTGACTCGTTGAAAATTTCTTTTAATCTTTTTGAGAAATCTGTTTCCTCTCCAGTCGGAGTTTCAAAATATAATCCATCCCCATACAAAAATTTTGCGTGTGTTTCAACACAAGCATTTGCGATTGGAGACGATTGGACTGCTTTGATTAGTTCCTGCGGAAAGTTATTGTCTTTACCATAGCGCACAATTTTGTTTGCAGTGTCATCTGTTTGATTAAAAACAGATAAATCCGCAGGCGCTTTGGCCGAAAACATGAAATAATTGTCCGAAATTTGAGTTAGTTCCATTTTTACAAATTTACTTTTTATTTTAAATTAATATTTGCAATATATTTACAAATCAAAGTAGTTTGCTACGTCAATTGTCTTATAATCTTTGAAATGTATCATTTCGCCAGTGTCATCAAATCGTTTCCAAATGTCATATTGCCCATCAAATGCGCTTGACGATGACGAATTTCTCAACTTGCGCTCTATATTGTTGCGCACAAACGAATAGTGGTGCATTCTAAGCCACTCAATTTGCTTATGTTTGGCGTAAGTATTGGTGCGTCTTGTTGGGTCTGCAAACGCAGGATATTTTTTATCGAAACACATGATTGTTTCTTTGTGAATTTTATGAATAAAAGGAACGAAATAGTCTTCGTCTGGCGATAGTTGTTTAGTCGGATATTTATAGTATGTTTTTAGTCTGCAATAGCTTGCATCCAGTTGCTCAACGTAAACTTGCTCCTTTGCTCGCTCAAAATCCTCACTAAAATACATCTCATCGCAATCCATTTGAATAAAATGTGTGCAACCAACGCTCTTTGCAGTTTGCAAACCTATATTTCGTTTGATAGTTTCATTCCATTGAGCAGTTTGCGTAAGCGCAGGAATATAAAAATTTGTTAAATCAATCAATTCATGTGGCAAAGTTGGCTCATATAATTCGCCAGAGTTGCTTACATTCTGGTAAACAACAATAACAACGTCCAAATGTGGTTTGATTAACTCAATCGAACGTTTTAAATGCTCATCGCCATCCCAAACATTCCAAATGCCTGCCAGTTTATTCATAATTCGAAACTATTAAATCAATAAAGTAATTGAATGAGGCCACAATTAATATTGTTGGAATAATGTCAACGCTCATCCCGAACAAAAGCGGATGCCAAACCAATGTATGCAGTGAGGCCATGCAAGTCAAACACAAGCAAATCGGCTTTCCAAATATCTTTGGTAATTTATCCGCAAATCTTTGGATAAAATATAAAATATTTCCATGCCTTGTTGACCGATAAAAGCCAAAGCATAGCAAAGCAATTACAATTGAGTTGTATATCATACAAAAAGTGTTTTCATTTCATTTGGAACGTATTGTGGAAATATAAATTCATGAGGATGCTTTGACATTAAATAGATAATGTTTTTCTTTTGTTGCTCCCACTTCTTATTGTTGCCATAATTCTTTGTCCTATCAAAATCCGAATGTGGGATGTATTTCATTCGTCCAATATAGTTTTTTTGAATGCCGATTCTGCTCAAAGAAATATATAAATCGGAATCCTCTCCGCCATAGCCTTTAATATTTTCGTCATAACCCATAAAATCTGAGCGTTTAACGATACAATTCCCAGAGCAATCTGGTTCGCCAGTGTAATAATTGCCGTCTTTTAAATCTAAATTATCAAAAAATGTCGGGTCTAATAAGGTGTCCGCATCGCAAAAGAAAATCCATTCCTCGTTAGTTTCAGCAACCCCCAAGTTTCTGGCCTTTGATAAATGAAAGTCTTTTGCGGCCGTCAAGCATGAGCGGATTTCATTCTGTTGGCAATATCTATATGCCATTTCATCGCCGTAACATACAACGAATATCTTTGATTTATCTTTAATAGTTGCAATGCACTTTTTTAAATGCAGCAATCTATCTTTACAAGTTATAATTATATCCATAAAATTCCAATTCCGCCCCAGTCAGAACCCTCAATAAATTCGTCATGCTCTTTGCCGTCTTTAATTTCATTCCAGAACTTATCCACTCGACAAAACAATTCCCTATGCAATGGCGTGTCAATGATGTCATGGAATGCAATCACTCCGCCTTTACGCACAAACTTAGAATACAATTCGAAATCTGCTTTGACTCCCTCATAAGTATGGTCGCCATCAATCATAAGGAAATCAATCTTTGCATTGCTATTGCCCAGTGCTTTGATTAACTCAGCTTTTAATTCTTTAGAGTCGCCAATTAAATAATCCACGCCATCAATGTTTGAACGTTGAGCAATATCAATCGAAATGACTTTGTCAAACAATCCTTTGTAAGCATGTAAGCATCCGCCGTCATAGCTGCCAATTTCGACTGCAATCTTTTTGCTTTTCATTGAGTTTAGCGCATGCAATAACTCTTCAAATTCTAATGGTTTTTGTTGAGCCTTATTGTTTATCGCCAACTGGACTAATGTTTTCATATTCTATTGTAATTTTTTTACCGATTATTTTATTTAATTTATTTGCCTGCTCGACATTCATAATGTAATCATTTAGATACATTTTTTTGACAACCTCCATGTATAGGCCGTCATCGTCTTTTTTTAATACGCCTTTAATTTTCATGCCATATAAATAATTAAGAAAATACCCAACTCAATTAGAATTGTTATAATCGTTTTTGTGTAATAAATTCGAGAGCCGCCGTATTCTTTAAAGAAACTCCAGTCTTTTTTGTAAATTTTGTTATATGACATTAAAACGATTAATGCCAGAATGATTTTATAAATGTTCATATTATTCTATGATGGTTAAAGTAAGCATTTGCCCCCATACCCCATTGGCATGGCGATGTATTCAATTTAATATTGTATTTGACCGCTAAGTTTGTTAAAATACTTTGGTCGTGTCTATGAGCCTTAAATCCGCTCAATTGATAATCTGGATTGCACTCATCATTGACAAGCATAAGATTTGAGCAAAGGTTAAAATATTCCTGCACAAACGCTCTGGTCTCTGGTGTGTTTCTATAAATTTGGATTGCTGCATTCGCTTGCATTTGGTCTGGCATGCAAACAACGCCCATGTCGTAATATGTCTCAGACTTGCACCAATCAATGTGTCTTTGGCCGTTATGAAATAGCTTTATATTTTCGCCCTCTTTGATTAAGTCATTTGGATTTTTTAGGCATTCAATTGTTGAGTCCAGATACATGACATATTCGCCCTCGTCAATGATGCTCAAAATGTAATCTATTAAATAAGGTTTCCAAAGCCACCAACCATAACCCCGAGACGAATATAGATGCTCTGGGTAAGCATCAAAAAGCATTTCAACACTCTTCTCGTTAAATGTTTTAGTGTACATAAATCTGCTCATGGATTTATGCAATTTATCGATTGCTTGTTGGTAATCCTTTGTCCCGAAAGTTATGCAGATTGGCATTTGGTTTTTATATAATTATATATATTTAAGTCGCTAAAATAGTATTCTTTTTGCTCTTCAACAAGTTTTTCTGAATCGCCCATGCTTGCAAGCGAAATAATAGCCTCTAAACGTTGCATTGTATTCTCAGCAATGGCCGAATAAGGTATCGGAAACGCATTGCAAATGACAATATCCCAAAATTTCTCAGTTACATAATAATCTTCAATTGAATTTTCAATGCAAATAGACGTGTGGTAATCAATTAAACCATCTTTTTTTTCTTTTAATTCGCCTTTATATCTGGCATCCTTAATGTCCCAACCTTTGCCGTAAATATCAATGTCCAAATCCGATGCTAATATCTTTTCAACCAATTCGTTTCTAAATCCATACAACGTTCCCTCTCTCGGTTCTTGTTTGGCCACTATAAAACTACATTTTTTAGTCTTTTCAGACTTCAAATTTATTGCATCTTCATAGTCTAAGCCACTCCAATTAAACATCAATGGCAATTGGTTATTCACTGGCGCAATAAACTCAGCCACTTGCCCAGTCCAATCCTTATAATTTGCCGACCAACTCGGTTCTTGTGCAAACGCAAAGGTTTTTGCAGGGTCTTTTATCTTTTCAATTGTGTCATTGAATATAAATAGCAAATCATAGTCATTTGAATTGGTAAACTTAAATGGTTTGACCTCTTTTTTTGGTGCAAATTGTCGCATGACCTCGCTTGCCAATACTTCAGACGTAGCATAATTGCTCGTCAATTTTACTTTTAGCATAAATGTTTGATTTTAAAGTTTTTAGTTGCACAAAATGTCGAGAAAAAACGCTCACAAATAAACGTGTGCATCGGATAATATTCAACGCCAGTGATTGCCTTTATTTTTTCGGCTGAAAATCGCCCCCACTTATATTTAGTGTCTGTATATAATCTATTTTGTAGCCATTTATCTTCGCTCTGAGACATTATATCCATTAAAGGGATTAACCATGTGCAAACAAACTCTTCGTAAATCTCAGAGCGTGTAACGTGGGCATTTTGATAAATGGTCGGAGTCTGCAATCGGTCTATTTTTAAGCCATTAAATTGATTAAAGATATATTGAGCCGTTTCAATAATACCAGAATGCCAATTCTCAGCAACTCGCCAGACATTTGGTTGGGTGTGCAAGCGATAAAACGTATAAATGTCAGCATCTTTGACGTCTGCCTCTAAGTTTTTAAGCCAATATGAGTTCTTTGATTCAAACTGCCACGAAAAAACGCCAAAGTATTCGGCCTCTTTATGCTTGCCTTGCTCGATTAATTCTCGGATGACGTGGTTTTCAAACGCAGGCTGAAATGGTTTGCCCTCATAAATAGAATTGTCATATCCAATTGCGTTTGGACTGACATATTTCTTTGTTTTGTCATCAAAGTATATTTGATAAATTACTGATTTTGAAGCCATCTGTATGCTCTTTTGTAACACGACCCACATCCAGTCGATAATCTATTCCCAGTTGACCTTTTGTACATGTCAAATATTAAATTCCAGACGATGTCCTTTCTGTTCATTGCTTGTCCGCCTTGCGCACTCACATAAATTTTGATTTCTGGTATTGTCATAAGGCAAATATAGTAATATTTCACAAAAAAAAGAGGGGCGACATGGTTAACCACATCGCCCCTCTAAACATTTTTAATAAAATTAATTAAGCAATTCTGCTTTCTAAGTAAGCCTTTGTAGCTTGGTAGCTTGTTACAAAGAAATCTGGTGCTAATTCTGACTCTCCGCCCATTGGTTGAGACAAAGTAATATTGAACGCATTGTCATCGCCAATTAAAACTCCAGTCGCTTTTGTAAGCGCAGTGATTTCTAATCCTGCTGACATTCCATACAATTCAAATGTACCATTTGTCTTTTCAACTACAACGAATAAATCGTCAATCAATTTTAAATTATCCCAAACATTTTTAGCGTCTTGTGTTTGTTGCTGAAATTTACCAGTAATCGTTTGTGTAAACGATTTGATATTGTTTTCGCCAGTAACTAATTCTTGACTTGCACCTGCGCTTTTTGTTTTTGCGCAGAACTTGTAAAGATAGTTGTATGGTTGTAAACCGATTGCAGTAACAACGTTCTCGCTATCTGTCGTGAATCCACTATCGGTCAAATCCGATAGTGAACCCACGTAAATGTTTTTGGCTTTTATTCCGCCTACCGACTGCAAATCTTCGCAAGTCGCACAAGCTAATCCACTAACTATTCCACATGGCATGATATTGTCTCCTTTTTTTTTAAGTTAAAATTATGATAATGCAATAACTGATAAATCGCCATAGATGTATTGAGTTCCCATTTTGAACTCAGCATCGATGTAATTCATTTTGTCTCTTTTATCATAAAAGAAATCTAAAGTGTTTGTGTCAGAAATTGCATCTGTACCAATCACTAAATTCTCTCTGTATGTGTAAACCGCTCTGTGTTTGCTATTCAAGTTGTTAGCATTGATTACTTGAGACCAACGTGATTTCTTGTAAACTGGAATGCCTCTGAACATTAACATTCTTGCACCTGCTTCAACCATGTCCCATGATTTATCGCCACAACAAGCATCCTCACGACAAGTCAAATAATTGTCATATAACTCTCTTGTTAATGCAAAATATTTGTCGCCCTCTGGCATTTGGTCTAAGATGTCTGGTGCAATTTCGTACATTGAACGTAATGTATCTAATGCAGTGCAATCGCCTAAAGTCGATGCAATCGCTACTCTTTCAACATCATAAGCATTTGCACCTGCAATTAAGCGAGTCCAGATACCAGTACATGAAGCTAAAGTGTCATTTGTTGAGTTCTCATCGCCAAACCATGCAATATCGTAAACGTCTAAACGCACTGCGTTTGTTACTTTCTCGATAATGTAGTTTTCTACGATTGTGCCCTCTAAGTTTTGAGCCTCGTTACCAGTTCTCAAAAACTCTTCCATGAAAGTGTTTTTCAAGTTCTTAGCACACTGGTCTAAGTTAACTTTCAAATCACAAACCTCAATAAATTTCTCAGTGATGTCAACTACATCGCCTGCATTATCACGACCGCAACCAACTGAGGGACGTACTACGCCCGAAAGGATTGTGTCTAATGCTAATTGTCTTTTTGATTTAATATCTAAAATGATACGAAATTCGTTTTGTAACTCTGGAGTTAAAAACGTTGGTTTTATTAAAACCTCGTTAGCTTGTTGCCCTGCCCAACTAACGTTAATGTCTAATACATCTGCCATTTTCTTGTTGTTTTATTTTTTGTTTAATTAATATTGTTTTTTAATATTTTCTGCAACGATGTCAAATGGCGATTTTTTAACTTCTGCCTTTGCTGCTGCTGCGTTTACTACTTTAGTCTCAGCCGTTTCAACTAATGACTTTAATGCTTTGAACTCTTTGTCCATTTTTGCTTTGAATGCTGCGCTTGCAGTTTCAATGGTTGTTTTCTCTGCTTTTAAAGCAGTGATTTCAGCCGTTAATGTTTCAACTTGTGCAGTTAATTCCTCAACCATGTTAGTTGCCTCAGAAACAACCTCAACTTCGATTTCTCTAATCTCAACGATTACGCCTGCTGCGTCAACAATAATGATTTTGCCAGTTGCTAAAGCATGCTCGCCCTCTGGTGCAAAAGTTGTCATGGTTTCGTCTGTATAAACTGGTTTCCCAACTTCTAACTCGCCGTCTCCATAAAGAATTGTCATTCCGTCTGCCAATGGCTCAACGAAATTTGTTGGCTCTGTGCCAGTCAATGCCTCTTCAATAGCCTTGAAAGCAGAGGCAATTTTGTTTTTGAAATTTGTATCCATTTTTATTTTATCGTTAAATTTTCCGAATGCTGCAATTGGCATCCTTACCGCATCCACGAATCCAAGTTCTTTTGCTTGTTGTGGTGTCATGTAAGTTGTTTTGTCCATCATTGACATGATGTCTTCAATTGATTTTTTTGTTTTCTTAGCGTAATTCTGTGCAAGTATTGTGTCGATTTGCGACAAAGCCTCTGCCGTTGACTTAATTTCGTGAGCAGTTCCCTGCGCTCCGCCACTTGCATTGTGAATCATATACTGAGCAGTCTCAGACATTTCCACATAAGATGCGGCCGATGCAATTAGAGTTGCAATTGAGCCACAAAAACCATGAATGTATGCCGTAATTTTTAAACCTGCGTCCTGCAAGTCGTTGTAAATAGAAAAACCCTCGTAAACGCTTCCGCCACGTGAGTTAATTATCAATTTGATTTCTTTTGACCCTTGTGATTGTGCCTTTGAAATTTCAGACCTAACGTAATCGGCCGAAAGTTCGCCTTTGTCAGTTCCAATGTCCTTATTGATTAGCAAATTATAAATTTCCATGTTAACAAAGTTAGCGGAAATAGAAATATGCTTTTTGTAAAGTTTTTACAATTAGATTTTCTTTACAATATAGATGACCGAATGAATCGACTTGCAATATTTCTCTGCTAAGTCAGCATAAATAATCATTTTGCTTTTTTTATTCTTAATGACTTGCTCTTCATATTCGCAACGAATCAAATATCGCTCCATGTCGCCAGTTGTTAGCGCACATTTCTCGGCTAAATGATAGGCCACATTATTGCAATCGCCAAAAGTGGTGTCAATTCTGGTGTAAAATTCACGTTCAATGTTCATTTGCCTTGTCCTTTATATTTTTTTGGTTGAAATTTTTTTGCTTTCGCTGCTCTGCCAGTCTTTCGCTTTCCGAAATTTACTTTTATTTTCTGCGCCGTTGCTTTTGCCTTTGCCATTATAGTGATGTCGTTGTTTCTATGACTCTAAGTCTGTTTTGAACTTCTGTTATTTCGGTTGCACTTACTACAAGTTGCAAGCCTCTCAATGCCTCTGCCATGTTTATGCTGCTATCAATCGCCGCATCTGGTGTAATCATTCCGCCGTTAGCAAATCCAGGGACTCCAATGCGCTTAAATGTATTTGAGCCACCTAAAGCCGCTTGTTGTCTTTGATTTAATATAACCTCTCCAGTTTTAATTGTTGCTAATAAGTTGTCGCCATTTTTTCTGCGAATAGGCATTCCCATTCCAGAGCCAATTCGTGTGCCAGATAAACCGCCATTTGCAAAGCCCTCAATCAATCCCCCCTCTGCGAATTGTGGGACTTCTACGGCTCTAATCTCTCGCACTCTTTGGTAACCTTGCAACAAAGCAATACCCGCATTGATAGGCGCTAAAATTGAGCCAATAAATGGAATCTTTGACGTTGACTCGTAAATGTTTTGAGCGGATGTGAGCGTGCTAATAATTGTTGAGGCAATTGCCAATGCTTTCCCCGCTTTTGTATTTTCGCCTAATAGTTTAGATAAAGCCATGAATGATTGACCAACCGCATTTATGGCCTCGATTCTTGCTTTTCCAGTTGCTTTCTCAATTGAAACAATTGCAGCATTATTTTTAGCAATTTCAAGTTTCTTTTGCTCTTCTGTTTTAGTTGTATCCGCTAAGATTAAAGCATTTTTATTTTTCAAAATAGCAATTTCGGCTGCGCTTTGTTCCTCTAAGGTTGTTGCCTCAACTTGCGCTAATTCCAATTCAAATTGTAATTTTTGCTCGTCTAATTGTTTTTGCTCCTCATCGTTTTTAATTTTATTGTCAGTAACTAAATTTTGATTAGTAATCTTTAGCGCAGTAATTTGGTCGTCAAATGCTCCAACAATTCCATTGTATTGCTCAAGACGTGCAATTTCCTCATTATTCTTAGCTATTTCAGATTGCTTTAAAGCCTCGTCGTATTTTTCTTTGGTTAATAAATTATTTGCAAATTGTTCTTTTAAATTAGCCTCTATTTGCGCTCTGTTAAGTTCATTAATTACTTTATCGTTATTGAATGCGTCAACTCTCAATTTCTGCTCTTCAGATAATTGCGCTCTAATTTTAGCAGTAAATTTTTCTAATTCTTTTGCCCTATCTTCTAAATTCTTTTTCTCTTTTTCTTTTTGCTTTTCTCGAATAGTCGCTTCGCCCTCAATTAATCCATTTATACGACCTTGGTTTTTTTCTGTCTGAACGCCCGCCGCTTGTTGTACTTCAAATCGCTTTTGTTGAGCGTCTGCCAATCTTTGCTCTGCGGTGTCTCTATCTTGCCCAGTTTTAATTGCGTTTGATAATGCTTTCGCTGCAATTGCAACTCTTCTGTTTGCTAATGCCTCATCCTTTTTTAACTGCTCCTCTTCTAATCTGTTTGCTTCTTGTAAAATACCAATTCTCTCTCTCTCTGTCTTAGTCCTATCTTTACTCTGTGCAATTAAGATAGCCACATCCCTATTTGTTTGCGCCAGTGTCGCTTGGTTTGCACGTTCTGCGTCTTCTAAGTCATCCAATGCCTGCACTAAGTTATAACCCTCTGCGGCTGCGGATGCAATGTTAGAACCTAAATTCCCAAATGCGTTCGAAAACGAATCGAATATGCCCCCGCCAGAACTTACCAAATCAAAAAAGTTTTTAACCGATGACGAAATGGTTGTGATTGTCGCACTTAGTCCCTCAAAAACTCCGCTAATTGCGTTTGTTACTGGCTCTAATTTTAAAAATGATTGAATTAATGGCGTAACTGCCATCAAAATTAAACTAAATGGGTTTCCTGCGGCTAATGCTTTGAATCCATTGCCCACTCCAGTTAATCCATTTTGCAATGCAGGGAATTGACCAATCAATCCCTTAAATGAGTCTGAATAATTACCCACATTTCTGCGGTTGTCTCCGATTGCAGATTCCTGCGCCTTTAAAGTATCTGTTAAACTCTTTAGCCTATCGGTTTGCTCTTTGGTTGGCTTTTGGATTCTAACATATTCCGCATTCAATTCCTTTAATAACTCACGATTTTGTTTGATTGAGTTATTGTTGAAATTGGTCGTGTCTGTGTTTGCTTTTTCGGCATTCGATAAATCGCCAATTGATTTCTCGTTTAACTTGTATTGCCCCTCTAATGCTTTCAACTGGGCGTTATTATCCCTAAAAGCCTTTTGATTCTCTTTAGTTGAAACGTCTAACTTCGATTGCTCCTCTCGCAAGTCAGAAATCCTTTTTTTAATCTCTTCTTGGTTCTTTTGGAGTTCCCCGAACTGAATATCGACATTATATACAATTGACTTTTCGTCTGCCATTTCCTTTGTTTAAATGGCGGCCAGTTTCCCGACCGCCGTTAAATTATTCCACTTTACCAAATTCCACATCTGGTTGCTCATCTAAAAAGTCAATTGCTTTCACGATGCTTGAAACCTCTGCTAAATTAAAACAACCTTTTGCGATTGCCAAATTCAATGCCTCTTTTACGATTTGTTTTGCTAACTTGTTATCCATTATTTTATTTTTAAAGGTGTTAAATCTTCTTTCGTCCAATAATCTTTTGCTAACATAATTTCCAAATGCTCAACATTTCTTTGGATTGTTTGCTCATCCTCTTCAGTCAAAGTTTCTTTTGTTCTTAACTCTGCAATAAGGTTGACGCTATCCATTGCCGCAGAATAATTCTGGGCAATTTGCTCTGGTGTTATTTCTATTGTTTCCATTATGCTAATAATATTTTCTGTGCTACTCCGTTAATTATTACATTCCAAACCTTTGAAGATGCATTTACTTCTACTGCTACCGCACCTGCATTTATTGCAGCCGTTCCAACAACAAATTGATTATTATTTGTTGCAACTGCATCTCTACCAATAACAACACTACCATTAAAGTTTCCAGTTTGCACATTATATCCAATTCCAGTATTATTTTGACCAGTTGTATTTGAACTAAATGAACCATATCCAATTGCAGTATTTTGACCTGCATTTGTACTGCCTGCCAATGAAAAATATCCAACTGCGGTGTTGTTTGCCCCAGTTGTATTTGCAGTTAATGCAACATCCCCTATTGCAGTATTGCTGCCGCCAGTTGTATTTGCTTTTAACGCTCTATATCCTATTGCAGTTATTGAACTACCACTTGTATTTCCACTTGCTGCCTCAAAACCAACCGCAGTGTTATTACTTGCGGTGTTGTTTAGCAAAGCACTTGAACCAATAGCAGTATTTGCAGACCCTGTATTTGCAAACAAAGCACTTGTTCCAATAGCAGTATTGTTATTACCTACAATATTTGTAAATAATGCAGCTTGACCAATAGCGGTATTTGTTATACCAGTTGTATTTGCAGTTAATGCTCTATCTCCTATTGCGGTATTATTTGTTCCAGTGGTGTTTGCTTTTAATGTTTGATAACCAATTGCGGTTAAAGTTCCACTTGTGTTAGTATATGCAGCCTCAAAGCCAACCGCAGTGTTGTTAGATGCGGTGTTAAATAATAATGCGGTGCGACCAACTGCGGTATTGTTTGAAGCCGTAGTTGATGTGGCTAAAGCGCCAGTTCCTAATGCAGTATTATTCGAACCAGTTGTATTGTTAAACAAAGATGAATCCCCCAAACCGATATTATTTGAGCCAGTTGTATTTTGACGCAACGATTGATAACCTATTGCAGTTACTGACGCTCCAGTTGTGTTTGCAAACAAAGATTGATTACCAACCGCAGTATTGTTATTGCCAGTTGATACTCTTAACGCTTGGTATCCAATAGCAGTTAGTCCAGTTCCACTTGCATTTGTAAAAGCAGCCTCAAAACCAACGGCAACATTATTGCTTGCATTATTTGAACGCAAAGCACTTTGACCAATTGCCGTATTGTTTCCACCCGCAACATTGCCAAACATAGAACCAACTCCAATTGCAGTATTAGACGCACCAGTTGTGTTCGATGTCAATGCGTGCCTACCAATTCCAGTATTAAAACTTCCAGTCGATAATTTTAAAGCCTCATGTCCAAAAGCAGAGTTGCTTGCTCCTATTAAATTAGCGTTTAATGCTGAAAGTCCAAAAGCTACGTTGTCTGTGCCAGTGGTATTGCTTGTTAAAGCACTTTGACCATAAGCAGTATTGCTTGCAATTGCGCCCCCGCCATTTGTCCAAACACTTGTCCCATTGTCATTGATTAAAGAGTTTCCAATCGTTGAAGCTGCGGTAAACTTAGCAACTCGATTGATTGTGCCAGTTCCCTCAACGCCACTTGCATTGCCTAAATTTGCAATGTCCTGCGTTGTGATTCTTTTAGTTGTGCCAGTCTGAACGATAGGCACTAACTCAGTTCCATTTAGAGCGCTGCCAGCAGGCAGTCCGCTTATTTTTTTCTTTGCCATTTTTTTTTAAATTATTATGTCGTTATTATTTTCAGTTATTATATCTTCTAAAATTTCAGTGTCCAAATATGTAAAATCTGCCACTGGTTCTATTGCTCCAAATGTGTCAATCGTTCTATCTAAGACGCCAACGTTAATTAATTCAACCTTTGTTAGACCTAAAGAGTTTGGATTATAGTCCACAATTCTGTTAAGTCTAAAAATCGCACTAAAATACGAAATATACCAGAGTTCTGCAAAATCTAATTCTGTAATGTCTTTACTACTCAATTTAAAATATGCAGTAACTTGCGCAGAAACCGAAAGCGAGTCAATTGCTGACTTGTAATATGTGTCAACTAAATTTTTGGGCATGTTTAAAACCTCATTTGGCGTGTTAAATGCCAGATTTAATTCAAATGCGTCAATGCCGTCCTCGTTATATTTTTTTTTCTGGAAATAGCACAATGGTAAATCTGAAACATTGCCAACTCCCTCAACGTTTAAAACAGAATATAATCCATCCGATAAAATATCAATCGTTGTTAGACCTCCATTTATTAAAATTCTCGGCTCATGCTGAGTGTTTAAAATTGTTGGCTCTGCAATGTCGAGCATTGTCGGCAAATAAATATAGTCTGGGTCATTGCCATTCCATGATTTTTCAATGATAGTCGGAGAGAATCCAACCTCGCCAATTAATGTTGCCTCGCCTTGTTGTGTTAAATAATATTGGCCGTCCCCATATTTGTATGGTTGGTCGGTTGTTTGTTTTAAATCATATCTGGTTAACCAATAGTCTTTTTCGTCATGCTTATATCTAAAATCATATTTGCGAGAGAAATTGGTCGGTTGGTAATTGATTGTTGCATTTGGTGTCAAACTTAATTTTTGACTAAAGTCTTTTTGACCGCCATTTTGATAAAATGAATCATAAGTGCTTATTTGAACTTGCCCTTTATTATCGTCAACAACAATAACCCAGTTAAACATTTTATAGCACCATTGAAATAAATCTGACTGCTTTATGTTTGGTAAATTTGGAGACATTTGCACAATTTCCCCTTGCGCAATATTTAACTTAACGTCTTTTGGATAAATGGTGTAAACGTTTGGATAAATTAAAACCTCACTGCCAATTGATTTAACTGCATATCTGGTCGCCACAAACCTTAGTTTATCGCCAGTGAATAAATTAATGCTTGTTTTAATTTGAAAAGGAACTGCATTTGCAATCTGTCCATAATCTTTAACGATTACATCCGACCATGTAGCCGTCCCACTATTATAGTATTGGAGTTTAATGTCAAATACTTTTGGAACTCCATAAGTTCCCAACGTGTCCACAAAGCCAGAAATATTAACCTCAACTGATTGACTACTTGCTGAAACAAACTCGTCAGATGCAAATTGAAATAATGGGTCAGATATTTCTTGTGTAATTGGTATTGTATATTGGATTAAACTCGATGGCAAAGCATAAGGAGACGTTTCTGGTCGTGTCCCAGAAAAGCCATCTGTATTAATTAGATATTTATTTGAATGGATAAATTGTTCATTGCTAAATGGAATCAATAATTTGCTTGTATTATAGTCATCAAAGAAAGTTGTCTTTAATGTATAGCCGTTGTCAATGCAAATTTGATTAATTGCACGCTTTAAATATAATGCAGGATAAACGTCTGTAATAAAAACGTCTGTTTCCTCTGGATTGTTTAATGGACTTCTATTATTAAATTGCCCATAGTCAATAAATGGATAAAAATAATCCTCTGGAACGCCCGCAGGATAATTCCCATTCCATGTGTCAAAGATTGTTGCGTCATAGGTATGGTCTAAGTCATCCAGATTCAAATCATTTATAGACCTTGTCCCAAATACCTCTTTTAATTTGCTTAACTCAGCAAAGGCATAAAACGAAATGGTCTCATTTGTTACCTCTGTAAGCACACAAAGGCCATTAAATAATACTTGACTATTTTTTTGGATGCGAATTTTTCTCTGAGTGTATTTATCAAAAGCGTTTTTTGCATTGATATTGAAAGCAAATCCAAATATTTTGTCATTCTGCTTCGTTCTGGGAATAACAATCGTTTTTGTCTTAGAACCAGAACGTCTGTTTAAATCTTTAATGTCAATCAATTCATAAGTCATCGGAATTAAAATGGCTTTGTCGCCCAATTCCAATTGGTATAAATCGTCAATTATGATTTCAGTATATTCCATCTATCGTGTTTGGATGTTAATTGGGAATGCATACTCAAATTCAAATTTCACGATAAAATCTTTTGAAAATGTATCGTAAGCAACAGACGAATTTTTCACATTCACTGGCACATAGGTTAAATCGTTAACAACGTAAACATCAATCGAGTCAATCAATTCTCTTTTTAACCAATTTGCCGTTTCTTTGGTGTTAACTCTGGTTGCTAAACTTAGCGACTCAATAGACGAATGCGAGCGATAGCCATTGATTCTGTTTGGAGACTCAAAGTTTGTCGCCATACTGAATTCAATTGGTATTTCACGTCTCACATTGATTGCAGTTTCTTGACCCGCAGTGAACATAAAACTATCGTATCCGCCCAACTTGTTTAACCAGTTGACTTGTTTCTCGTTGCAATAAAGATTCTGGTCTCTAATATAAAAACGCTCCTCAGTTATTGAAACGCCGCCCGCAGTTCTTATAATTCTGACTCTCATTTTAACCGCCGCAGGGTCTGCACCAATCCAATTAACTGGGATGGCATTGTGATAAAGTGTTAATGTTGGATATAAAGCATTGCTTGTTTGTCCTAATGTATTGCCATCAACATCATAATAAGTATATTGAGCAGATGCAATAAAGTTGCCATCGTTACAAAGAAAATAAAGCGCAGACAATTCATTCTCTGGCATTATCTTAGTCAATGGCGCTTCTGTTAAAAACTTCTTGCCAGTTACGCCAGTATCGTTTAACATGTAGTCTGTTAAATCATTTGTTACGTTATATTGCAACGCTGCGTTTGATGTATAATATTCTGTTGGCATATCTTATAAGTCGCTTGGTGTTGTCTCTTCATACTGAGCCTCGTTTCCAACTGGATTGTCGAATCCCTCAGCATAAGAAATGTAATATCTAATATATGATTTTAAATTGTTCTGGATAATTGGCGGACTAATTAAAGGAAACAAGTCGCCAGAAATTACATCTGTAACCACGTTGCACTCAGAGTTGTAATCCTTTAAGATGTCAGCAATATCAATAATGAAATAGCAGTAGCCCAAAACAAACGTTGGCTTTAAAGTAATTTTTGCAATTTCCTCGAATCCATTGTCGCAATAGTTAAATCCAAATACTCGAATCACTGCATTGTAGTTTCTTAGATATTTATAATACCAAATATTATTTCCATCGCCTGCACTAACATAAGGAGCATTGATTGTAAAGCTATCGCCAACGACAGACGTAACAAGCCAAACGCCATTGTATGCCTCAACGCCCGAATTTTGTGAAATCTTAATGAAATCGCCAACTAATAAACCATGTGGTGCACTTAAATCAATTTGCACATAGCCATTGTTGTTTACAAAGCCATCACCCCCCTCAGTTTCTGCTCCGATTGTATAGTCAGACGTAACGTCCGAGTTAAACTCGAATCGCACTGGATTATAAACGGCCGTATTTACTGACGGCTCAACTTCAATTGTTAAACTCATTGTTAAAATAGTTTTGTATGTCCTCTAAAACTGCTTTGTTTATTGCGTCTTCAAATAGTGGACATGTTTTATCTGCATAAAAATTCCCCTTATATCCCTCTCGATGTATTTTTCTCGTAACCAAAAACGCTTGCTCATCCTTTGTTAATTTCTTGCCCTTTGAGCCGTCTTTTTTATCTTTTGCGTACCAGTCTGGTAATTTTTTAACCCACTCATCAATCTTTGGTCTAACCAATGCAGGGTCGTTCCCCTCTTTTGTAATCCCTCTGCCATAATTTTGCCAATACCAATAATCATTTGCCATGATAGCAACTTGACTTCTGGTATTTTCAGCAGTCAAAACAACTTCATGCGAGTCAGCCAATGAACCTGCTTTGCCAAGTGCCTCAACAAGCGCCTCGTTTAGCTTGTTAAATTCCGCCAGTGTGTTCGTTAAATCTATCATGCGAATAAATCACAACACAAACTTGAATCAATTGGCAACGTTACCGATACCGCAACCGACCAACCATAATGAACATTGTCCTGCTTTTTATTAATCATTGTTGCTTGCCCAAATGTCATTGCATCCCTTTCCAAATCTTCGTTCTCAATTTGCATTGACTGAATATATCCAACCATGATTTTATTCAATTGGTCGAAATGGTTATTCATTTGGGATTGTTTATCCTTAAGCGACCCCGATGTGATAAATTGTAAACTAAACGAATAAGTCTGCGACACAATAATGTTATTTGTCGAGTTGTTTGTTACACTCAAAGGGAATAGCATCCAGATTAGCGGATATTTTATATTCGACTGGGCGTTCAATTCATTAAACGTTCCATTGCCGAAAGCATAAGTCTGCTCGGCTTTAGTCTTGAATATTTCGATTAATTTGTTCACGTCTCAATTTTTCTAAGTTCTGCAAATATGTTCTTTCAATCTTCTTGTAAGTTAAAAAAGTGTATGCCTCCGCAACGCTTGTTTTGCTCACTGCCTCAATGTCTTTGTAAATCCCATCTGCCAATTGCACCAATGTGCCATAACCGCCAAACTGATTAAGACTTTGAACTCCCGCTTCTAATTGAATGTCCTCTAATTCGCTTTCAAACAAAGGTAAGAATTTATTGTGAACATCTGCAAATTGCTCATTCACTTTGTTTTGGTAAAAAAGTGCAACAGATGCGGGCAAGTTTAGATATTCTAAATAGCGCTTGTTTGTTCTGGTGTCATAGTTATACTCGCCAGTTTCTAACAAGCATAAAAATGGCAATGCTTTCCACTCGCAATCTTTAAACTCTGCAATGGTTGCTTTCCAGTCTTCAAATTGTCCAATAGGACAAGCCATAATTTCGTATAAATCTAATCGCTCGCCAACCATAAGAATCTCGCCATTGACTAACATCTGAGCCAACCCAGTTAATTCCAATTTGCCGTTCAAACTAATTTTGTCGTAAATGTCCTCACTGATTCCAGACATAAGCATGACCGCTTCGTTGTATTTTTCCTCATGCAACAAGTTTTGCAAGTCGATAAAATGCCTCAATGTTATTTCGTCCAATTGCGTAGGGAATTGGTATTCTTTGTCGATGTTAACTAAAACCATGATATTTTTTTTGTGTGGGATTTTGTGCCGTTAAAAATGCCGTATCTGGCAGCATCGCAAAAGTCATCATTGAACTTGACTGGCTCGTCAATTGCTTTGCCGTTCTTATCTGTTTTCCATTTATACGTTTTGAACTCTTTGACTCCATTTGGAGAGTCAACCAAAACAATTGGCTTTGCCTTTAGTGTGTTAATCCCATCTTTAACCGATTTATCTGCGCTAAAGACGTTAAATCCCGCTCTATAAAGTTCCTCGATTGTGTCTGGTCTGGCAGCATCCGCAAATATTTCTTTTTGTCCAATGTTTAATTTCTGCATTTTCTCTATTAAGTCAGCCGTTGTCAATCCGCTTTCATAAATGACCTCTTCTAAATAGAATTTGTTTTCGTCCCATCCACATTTCACCAGTGTCGTGGGGTGGTTATATCCAAAGTCTAAGCCGTAAACATAATCAACCTCTGGGAATGAATTTCCTATCGTCCAATTGCGATAAATAAGCCCCTCAATGCGTCCCGTTATTCCCCTTGCATAGACTTTCCACAATTCAATGTCGATGTCTTTAAGCGCCTCAATTTCGGCTCTGTTCTCATTCGGGACAAAGGGATTGTTTCTATGGTCGGAATAAATAAACTTTGCGGTCGGATTGTTCAAATAGTCTTCATGCACCCAGAACTCTGCGTCTGGATTAAAGTCAATGAATGCTTTTTTCTTTGTTCTTAGCAATAGTTGCTTTGCAATCTGTCTGTCAATTCCATTTGCCTCGTTTAAAAACAAATAGTCTCGCTTTCCAGACTTTGCATCCTGCGAATTATCATAAGACTTAAACTCAATCATTGAGCCATTAACAAACTTGTAAATTCTGTCGGATTTATTATAGTCGCTAATCTGGGCGTCAACAATTGGATTGTCTGAAATGATATTTTGAAAGTCTCTGAGCGCTCCCGCTTTAAGATTCGGGATGTCTTGACCAACGATTGTGATTAGTGAGTTTGGGTCTGTCAATGCAAAATAGGCAAGCGCCTGCAAAATAGAATAGGTTTTTCCAGACCATGTCCCGCCTTGATTGATTATGATTTTAGTCTCGGCCGTTATATTAGCTTCAAATAACTCAGTTGTTTCAAACATCGTTTTCTGTTGACCTTATCGGGAACTCGGTTTTAACAATCTTTATTTCTAATGTGTTGTCCATGCCCCCAGTAATTTGTTGCTCGACCTTTTCGACATATCCTCTGGCTTTGCCAATGGTTTTCAAATATAATTCGATTGCTCGCATCTTTACATTGTCATTGTCTGACTTCATAAGACTAAACAATCCATCTTCGGCCACATCAATGTTTTGTTCTCGGATGTCAATTAGTTCCTCTGGAAATTTTAATGCTCTCTCTCTGACCGCTTGCCTCGTGTAATCAATTTTGAATTGCTTTTCAATAGCTTTTGCAGTCCTCGAAAATAGTCCTGCGTTCTCTCTCAGTATTGCTAAAAACTCTTTGTCGCTTATTTTTATGTTCATGACAATTAATGTGAAATTTGAATGATATAATTTACTTAAATTCAGCCGTTTACCTTAGTGATTTGATTTCGAACTTTATAAACTCGCTACCTTTGGCAACTATTGTCTTCACTATCACTATTTTATAGACTTCTGCGTCATCAAAATTATACTTTTTTTGCAATATATCCAAAAATGGTTTCATGGGATTGTCTATGTCCGATGCTTTGTTGCTGAATCCGAACTCAAAGTCAATTTGATATGGCGGCTCTGGCAGTTGCATTGGCTTTAGAGTCAAAAGCATTTGTTTCTCATAAACTTTGTACTCTGGAGACTTAAATCTTTTCCCTTGCCATGCTTTGTTTACGCTTAAAGGTTTGATGTATGCAATTCCGTTAACCATTCTTTAGTGAGTTTATTGTCGTGTGCTTTGTTGTGGCATTCTCTACATAGTGCAATTAAGTTTTCAATTGCGTCTTGTTGGTCTTTTGTCTTTTTGCCAAACTTAGACCTAAAAACAATATGATGGATGTCATTCGATTTAGCACCACATGCCTCACATGGTATAAAATCAGATATTTCATATCCATAATAATTCATATAAACTTTGATGTGCTTTTGCATAATTTTTTAGTAACGTTTCATGCACTTTAACTGGTCATATAAAGCACAAAAACACATATAATTATCCCTTTTAAGGTACTTTAAAGAATGAATATTAAAGAGCTTGGGTACTCTTTGTGATATGGGAGCTATCTTCGCCATATACCATTGTTCGTGAGGTCTATGTCCCCCAACAATTCTTATCAGTTCTCTGCATAGCCATAGATAAGAGGCTGTAGT